ATTTGGCAACATCAACTAGAGAGAGTGCTGACTTCACGGTCATCACATCAGTTGCTATCACACCTGAAGGCAAGATTCTCGTATTGGACATTGACAGAAGAAGATTGGAAGCACCTGATTTATTGCCATTACTACGAAGAAAAGTGGAACAGTTTGACCTTGCGTATGTCGGAATTGAGAGAGCAGGTTATCAGTTGGCGTTTATTCAAATGGCTAAGAGAGAAGGACTAATTGTTAAATCGCTAAAAGCAGATAGAGATAAAGTATCAAGAGCTTATCCACTTATTGCAAGAATGGAAGCAGGAGATATATACTTCCCTAAGAACTCTGCTTGGTTTGGAGATGTACAAACAGAACTGTTAAGATTCCCTGAAGCAGAACACGATGATATTGTTGATAGCCTTGCCTATAGCGTGATAGAATCAAAAGTGCGTAAAAGTATAAAAGTTTTCTAATATAATGTAAGATTAGAGCAGAGTGGAGTAGTGCCGATAAGGGTTGCGTCCATTACTTCACAAAGCTCTACAAGGAGAATAATGGCAGAGAGAAGAAGTTTCAGAGATGTTGTCTTTGGAAACTCAGAACAAAAAAGAAGTACAGGTTTTAATTTCTTTAGACAAGGCATTGACCCAAGCAATAGTAATTTTATACAAGGTTATCAATCATCAGCAGGTCAATTTAATGTACAAGGTTTAGGTAATGGTGCGTCAAACTCAGCAGTAGTATCTTGCTTACAGGTTTTAGGTACATCATTTGCAGAAGCAGAATTAAAAGTTTATCAATTAAATGAAGTAGGAGAATATGACATTGTACCTAATCATCAACTTACAATGCTCTTTAAGAGACCTAATCCTTATATGTCAGGAGATGTTGTACAAAACTATTTAGTACAATCAATGCACATATCAGGAGACGCTTACTTATTAAAACAAAAGAATGAAGCAGGACAATTAGTTGCTTTGTATCCTTTAATGCCTGAGAATGTAGTACCAAAAGGTAGTGATGAGACTTTAATTGAATACTATGAGTATCAAGTTAAGAATCAAAAGATTAACTTAAGTAGAGATATGGTTGCTCACTTTAGACTTGGTCTTGACCCTGAAAACCATAGACAAGGTTTCTCGCCTGTAAAAACATTACTTAGAGAGATTTATGGAGATGAGAGTGCAGGACAAATGGCTACATCAATCCTTGCCAATATGGGTGTTCCTAGCTTTATGATTACACCTAAAGATGAATATGGTTTAACAGAAGAAGAAGGAGAATCAATCTCTAAAGCATTCCAAAGAAGAACAGGTGGGCAGAATCGTGGTAAGCCATTGGTCTTATCAGGTGGAGTAAATGTAGAGAGACTAGCTTTTAGTCCTAAAGACTTAGAGATAGGAGACTTAAGAGAATCCTTTGAAGCTAGAGTATCTGCCGTTATTGGTGTGCCTTCTATCCTTGCAGGTATGGAAGTTGGACTAAAGTATGCTACTTACTCCAATGCTAAAACCTTGCGAGAGTTCTTTACAGAACAAAAGCTCATACCTTTATGGGATATGGTTGCACAAGAGATAACACATCAAATACTAAAAGTAGATTACCCTAACTCATCTAACTTAGAAGCTAGATATGACTATACAGATGTAAGAGCTTTGCAAACAGATACCAATGAGATTTACGAGAGAATGAACTTAGCAGTACAAGGTGGTTGGGTAACAGTAGCAGAAGCAAGACAGAGCGTTGGATTACCTACTACAACAGAACAAGATGTGTATTTACTTCCTGCTGAGAAGGTATCTGTACCTGCCAATATGCTTAGAGACTATCAACCTGCGTCAATACAACAAGAAGAACAAACAGATGAAGTACCTGAAGCTATCTCAGAAGCAGGATTTGAAGGTGCAGAGTTCAAGGTAGTTAAAGAGATAGACGGAGAGTTTTGTGTAATAACAGAGACAGGAAGGAATATGGGTTGCTATCCAACTAAAGAACTCGCAGAGATAAGACTTAGACAGATAATGAGATTTAGTGATAATCCTAAAGATATGGTTGGTAGAGATGAATTTACTACTAGAGAAGAAGCTGAAGAACGAGCAGAAGAACTAGGTTGTAGTGGAACTCATACTCACGACAAAGACGGTAATTTAATTTATATGCCTTGCTCTACACATCAGGAGTATGAGAAAAGGTTAGAAGAAAACCAAAGACCTGCTGATAGAACAACCTATGGCACGGCTTGAAGATTTAAGTATAGGCGACACGGTTAGTTGGTCTATACCAAAACCACCACAAGAAGATTCTATAGCTCACGGTGTAATATCTAGTCTTAACAGGGAAGATGAAACTGCAAGAATAAAGGTTTGGGCAATATTAGATAATGGGTCGCACCAAGAAACAGATAGAACTGTAGAGATAGAAGTATCAAGATTGCGTAAGATAAATGATTTTAGAGATGAGATGAAACAAGTATCTGCAAGAGTAGAGAGAGTTTTAAGAAATAAAGTAGAAGAACATAACAGTAAAGACCCTAGATACAGAGCAACCTTTAGAATGTTAGAAGCGTGTTTCAGGCGTGGAATTGGTGCATATAGAACAAATCCTTCAAGTGTTAGGGGTAATGTAGCAAATGCTGAGACTTGGGCATACGCAAGAGTGAATGGACTATTATACGCTTTGAGGACAGGTAAGTTCAAAAGAACTCCTTACGATACAGACCTGTTGCCAAGTAACCACCCTTTAAGTTCCAAAAAAAACCTCGCAACAAATACAAATGATTCACTTACTGATATATACGGTATAGAACATACAGAAGAACAGATAGATAGTTATATCTTTGAGTCAGATGTATCGGACATAAGACAGTTTGTCTTTAATACGGAGATAGATTTAGATGAGTTGGGTGTTGGTCGAAATATGGACACAGGCGTAAGTGGAAGTAATAAAAAAGGAAAGTATGATGACTTGGATTTCTCGATACCTAAAGGAGTTAAGGCACAAGCCGAACAAGGACTACGACTCCGTG